AATCTCCGTCCAAGTGACAACAGTTCCGGTGTTAATTTTGGTCCAACTTTGAACACTAGCGCTATTTTGAGTTAGAGTCAATATATTTCCTGTAACATCTACATCAGTATTTCCACCACCAAAAACAGTGCCTAAATTTGAAGTTAGTGCTATTCCTGTAACATCTACAAGTGTAACTGCTTCTCCTGATGCAGTTCCTAGAGCAATAGTTAAATTTGTTCCTGTAACATTAACATCGGCAGTTCCAATAACAACAGTTCCAATTGCTAAATCACAAGTCATTCCAATACCTGTAACTGTAGCATCAGGAGAAGGATCTACTTCTCCTTGATTAATGGTCATTGCAATGTTTTCTTCTGAAGCATTCCAACCTTGTTGACCCCAACCTACAACACCCCAACCAACACCAGCTACTGAAGATACTACAGCTAATGCATTAATACCTGCCTCTACCGTTCCTTGTGCAATAGTTAACTGTTGCCCTGTAACAGATACACTTTCCCATAATCCTTCTGCACCCCAAAAATCTTCACCCCAAGTTTCTCTACCCCAACCTTCTAAGTTATAAGCTAAAACAGTTCCTACGGCTGAAGTAAGTTGTATGCCTGTAACTGATGCATCAGGATCTGCGTCTACAGTTCCAAGTGAGGTTGTTAATTCTATCCCTGAAGGAAAAGCATCTACAGTAATAACTTCAGTTACAGAATTTAAATTTACTGTTAATCCTATTCCAGTGACATCTACTTGTTGTCCTAATGCTATTGTTACATTTGAAAATCCACCCCAACTTAATTCAGAAGAATTCCAAGAAGACTGACTCCAACCAAATGCAGGACCACCGATAGATGTTGTTAAAAGATTACCAGTAATATTAACACTTTGATCACCTTGATTATTCCATACACCTGCACTCCAAGACAATGCACTCCAAGTATTAGAAGTAATATTCATGACATTACCCATACCTGCGCCATGAGTATTACAAATGTAATAAAAATCTGATGTTTGAGAAACTGTAATCTCTATGTATCTTACAGTTGCAGCATTGAATAAAGTATTATTATTATAATTTGCAGATGTAGTTACACCATCTAAATAAAAAACAACTCCTGATGTAATTCTTCCAGCTGTGCTTGTAGTTGTAGAAAGAGCTAAAGGGTGAGTATTATTACTTGAATCGTTTTGATTAAATCTAAATGTTCCACCAGTGACAACAGGAAGAACTGGTTTTTGTACACCACCAATGTAGTAACCACCCCCTGTTCCAAAAGGAACTGTAACAATAAATTCCACCATAATAGGTTTCTCCTATTATCCGGATATTCTTAAAATAGCTGCCGCTGTTGTTGCTGCTGGAAATTGAACTGTAAATGTTCCAGACGTCGCTGTTTTATCTCCACCAAAGTCTAATACACAAACTGCTTTACTAGATTCACTTGTATTATAAATAAGTGCGCCTCGTGCAGTTAGTGTTACACCTGTAAAAGATATATCTGCAAAATCTACAAAAGCTACACCACTAGAAACTAAAGGTGATACATTTACCAAAGCTCCACCACCAGTTACATATTGACCAGTGTTTGAAACTTCATTTGTTGTAGTGAATGAAGTTGTAGCAGAATCTAAAGTTGCTGCAGAAGTATACAGAGCTAGTTTAAACACATCGCCTGTAGACAAAGTAAAATCATGTATACCTTGAAACAGTTGTTGCTTAAACGAATTACAAACCGCTTGTGTTATAGCCATAATTAACTCCTAATTATTAACCTTGTTTTTGAATCGAAGGTGAACCCGCTTGGTATTCATCTCGTCTTCTTCTTCCCATTTGTTCAATAGAGAATCCTTGTAATGCAGTTTGATACTTTTGTTCATAAAATTGTATCATGTCCGCCGGACCCTTTAAAAAACCGTAAGCCTCAACAAGGCATGCATACAATAAGCCAGTGGGAAATTGCAAGCTTAGATATGTTGTTGTATTACTACTAGATAATCCAGCCGGTTTCAAGATATAATTTAACTGCATTAAATAGTTAAGATTTGGAATAGCGGCTAAAATAAGTGTGTCATCATCGTAATAGCTAAAATATCTAGGTAGAGCTTGACTTGAAGAAGCATTGTATTCATTAATAAAACCAAGATCTTTGTATTCTAAAACAGCTATATCACCTGTGTATACCGCATTAGGAATGATGTAAGCTTCTTGTACTATTAAAACTCCCCCTGTCCCTGGAAAGGGTGTGTTTACAAATTTTTGACCTGCAACAATAGTTGCCGTTGCTTCCTCTCTATTACTATCAGAATCTACATCTCTTAAAATTCTAAATTCAGCATCTAATATAAATCCATTCACAATTGTTGATGTAAATACATTTGAATCTACTTCTGTGTAATCCCTAATTTTTTGAACAAGTTCTGCGTATGTCATATTAAGCTTGTAAAGTTACTGGGCCTGCAGAACATTCTGCTCCGCCACCTGTTACTCCTCCTGTAGTTGCCGTATCACTACTTATAAAATGAAAGTAGTTTGTCGTATCAGATATACTACCAGAAGAATCTATTTTTCCAATTGTAATTGTAAAACCATCTGCATCTGAAATATCTGTCACACCATCAAAAGAAGGCACACTTGTAAAACCTGTGCTATTTGTTGGTCCTCTAAATCTTACAGTGTTACCAGTTGATCTTTTATGATTTTCTGAAAACACATTTACATAAGTATCACCTGCATATTTAATTGTTTCAAAAGGATCTGGAGTTAATAAAATTAACACAGAGGGCTCTACTCTATCTGGGTGAGCATATTGTAAACCTTGTGGGTCAGCTGTTGTTGGACTTGGATCTAATTGTGGTTGCTTTGGCTCGTATTCAGAAATATGCACCCATGAACCATTCCATTCTTGCAACATTTCTTCATATGGAAATCTTTGACCAGAACGATCAGAGATCATGTAAGCATATTTACCTCTAGCTGATTTTGCCATTATACTCCTGGATAGTAAGTTTTAGGTGTTATAAATGAACTTGTTGAAGAGCCGTCTTGATCTAAAGCTCTCTTTAATTCATCTTCATATAATAATTTAGTATCTTGCACTCTTTGTGGTGCAAACTTTTGTGCTAAATAATAAGTCAGTCCCGCGCACATGCACGGAACAAATCGATATGGAACATTTGTAATTTTTGTATAAGCTCCAACATCTTCAATTCTTTTTTCGTAATAATAATTAATAACATTATTAACTTCATTTGATCCTGGTGTTAAAAATAAAGTAATAGTAATTCTATCTATAAATCTTTGTACAAAATATTGTGTAGGTGTACCTGTTGAAAATTTAGAAGATAATCCACTATAAGCAGATCTATCTATTTTTGTAAGTGGAGAATCAACCACTGGAGATTGCGCCGTATTTCTATAGACAGCTTCTAAAATATCACCTGTTCCATAAACAATAGAATCATAATTATAAACCTCTTCATTATCTGCATGAGCAGCGGCAGTTGTACTATTTGCACCTCTAGTAAGCCCTGTAATAGTTTTTGCTGAACTGTTAAGAGTTGTATAAGTAATTTGTTCTGAACCTATTAACAAAGTTCCAGTTGCTGGAAACTGAGATACAGAATCTACAGTAATCGTTGAACTTGCTGCAGTAATTGCACCATTTAAAAGAGTAAATACACCATCAGATGTTCCATCTCCTGATGATCTATACAAAGTATAAACAGATTGATTCTGCACTAAAGAAATTGAATTATTGGCAACTTCCCAATAGTGTAAACCTCTATTTGCCCATTCTTGAAATAGAATGTTAAGCGAGCGACGAGCTGCTTTCATCTGATTACCGGTGCTATTTACAAGACCAATTCTTTCGTAAGACTCCTGTATAATGTCATCAATAAAAAGTGACTTTTCAAAAACTGTAGTTCCGGATGAGGTAGTCATGCTAGCCTCTTATTTTTCTATAAATAACGTAACAGTTAAACCACTTGTGTTTGAAACAACTCCAATACCATCTACTATTCCTACACCATTTCGTTGTGCATATAAAACACCATCCTCTGGAAGATTTAATGTTTCTGTTCCACCTGCACCAACTTGAATTGGAATATAGACACCTGTACTAGATGAAGTGCTCACAGTTGTAGTATTTGTTAAACCATTAATAACACATGCACCAGAAGTTGCTCCAGCTTGTATCATGTAACCTCTTAATCTTGTAGGTCCAGTAAACAAGACTGCAGTGCTAACATTACTTGCACATATGACTGGTTTTACATCTGACTTCATATTTATCTCCTTGTATTAAGGAGCCCTTTCGAGCTCCTTAAATTAATTTATTACTACGCCAAATTATTATTTTGAACGTAAGATACAACTATTCTTGCAGCACCTGCAGAAGCAGCTGTTCCTGTTGGAATATATTTAGCAGCTAGTTTAACATCAGTTGTTCCGATGTCGCTCCAGTTTGTTACTAAAGCTGTAGATCCTAATGCTGCATCACCAGCAGTTCCTACCGCTGCGCCGTCAACATATAAATCAGAATCACCTACGATACCAATATCAAGGGTATTTGAGGTACCTGCATTAAAAGCAGTAGTTACTAAAATTTTAATATCTACTAATTGTGAGTTTGCTGGAATTACAATTGATAAAGATTTATCACTTGTATTACCAAATGCGATTGTGTCTGTTTGAGACATTACAACGAAACCTACGTTAGCAACGTTTGTGCCTACTGTAGTTCCAGTTGTGTTAAAAATATTTCCAGCTTTTATTGGGCCGGAAAAAGTTGTTTGTGCCATAGTTATATTCTCCTAGTTATCCAATCTAGTCTCTAGGCCGTCGACTATACGCGTCTAGATCAGAAGTTAATGTATAGTATTTGAGATATAACTTAATTTATTGAATAGAGCAAGAGATACCTTGCATAAAAATGCTATTTTTAACTATAATTTGTAACTAGTTTAACTAGCTACTGAAAATTCAGGAGCTGAATTTTCTACTTTAATTTGCAGTAAGGCATCTTTAGTTTCTGCAAATTTTATATGGTTGATGACTTTTCTTATCTCTTCGTCAATCCTAACCATATCAAGAGTGTATTTACCCTCTTGCAAGTAGTGTTGCTCCCAATCAAGTTCTAACGACCTCTTCTTGTTGTAAAGGCCTTGAACGTGATCCATCAACAACCTCCTCATAGGTTAGCCATAGTTTGGATTTTGCATACCAACCTTCGGCATTTTCAAATAATACCCTATTTTGTCCTATTTTGTCAAGGATAGAATTTTCTATACTTTCTCTATTATCTTCTGCCTCTATATCAAATTCAGCTTTATATCCGTAGGCACGGATTTTTACATGAAATAATTTTGTCATATTTCTATCTTTCTATCATTTTAGTGAGGTGAGATAAACCCACCTCACTAAAAAATAATGCTTATAAATTAAGCACCTTGTGAACCGAACATACCTCTAGGGTCTGAGAATCCAAAAGAATATCTCTCTCTAGCTTTGTATCTAACGTTACCTGTATCAAAATCACCTTCCATAGCAGTTTTGATAGGTGCTCTTACGAACATCTTCAAACCATTTGGAACGTCAGTTTTGATAAAGAACGCATCAGTATCAGTTAGGTAATTGTTAACCACGTAACCTTGTGGAACCATTCCCATTGATTTGATTGCATTGATATCGTTGTCTGCAGTACCAGTTCTACCTACTGACTTCATTAATCTTTCCGCTGTGAATTGTAATTCTTTTGGAATGATTAATTTAACACCTTGAGCCGCAATTTTTAAACCACGCTCATCAACAAATGCATTGATATCAATCAATGATTGTTCAAGAGATGTTTCATTCAAGTCAGCTTGAGTTGCTAGCGTATTGCTAAACGTTCCAGATATAACAGGGTGTGCTGAGTTTATTAAAGAAACTCCATCACCGCCTGTAAATGAAGCTGAAAACGCATTATTCAATACATTTGCTGCTGTTACTTGCTTAGTGTTTGACATAGATCTTGCTAATGCTTTTGTATATCTAGACGCTAGTCTGTCATACAAATTGTCTTCAATCGCTTCTTCAGTGATTGCGAATGCAAGAGCTACAGTCTCGTGAGTGTATCTAGCAGTGAAAGTTTCTTGAGCATTGTCAAATGTTACGCCAGAACCTTCTGGTTTAATTTGAGCATTTGCGAAACCAGACAACATTACTTCCTCTTCGAAAGCTCTGTCTGAAGTTTCTACATCAAAAATTTCAAGATGCTGATTCTCATATCTTTTGTACTCCAGGCCGAATAGTGCATTCAATCCTGGTTCTAGTTCTTTAACTAGTTGTCCTCGTGAGATAGCCATATTCTTATACTCCTGTTGTAGTTGTTAACTGATGCTCATTGATTCTTACAACAAACACAACATGTGATGAGGTAAGATCATTGTCTCCGGAGTCTTTTGTAACTCCAAGAATTTGCAACTGAGCAGACGATGTTGTTAATGAAGCATCAGCTAATGTAGTCTTAGATACAAAGTTTATTGTATTTCCAGCTACATAAGTAATGTCTGCATTATTAAAGATATCTGTCTGTGCTGAAGCAGCAGTGTTATCTGATCTTATTTCAAAACGTTCGTAGGGATCGTCACTTATAAATGCAACCATATCAGTAGCTGCAATATTAGGCACGTTATTTGCAAACGTTGGTTTTTTAGTCGTTGGGTCCGTATAGAAAGCTCCA